TCATGCGCGCATGCGCGAGTTGCGCGTAGAGACATCAAAAAAGGCTTTCTCTCTCTCTCTGGGAGAGAACACGGACAAGGCAGACCTCGCGCATGACGCGCATGCGCGCATGACCCCCGAATCGACGTCCACCCCAACGACCGACCACGGCGGCCCTGCCGTCATGCACTTCTGACGATGAACCGCTCACCGCTGTCCCCACCTCTGACGATGAAAGGCCAACCCATGACCCGCACCCGTATCGATGTCCAACTCGCTGCAGCCGCCACCCTGCTCGACCGCCTGGCATCGTCGTACCCGTCGGCGCTCGGCCACCTCGCTCGCGAGCTGCTCGTGCTCGACGGTATGCCCGACCACACCAGCGGCGCCGGTATCACCCGTGGCGCCGGCAGCGACGTCGAAGCACTCACCGCTGTCGAGCGGGTCGCCGCCAGCCGGGTGCACTTCTCCACCGAACTCGACACGTTGCGTGAGGACGCCCAGGCGGTCATCGAGATGATCGGCGCCCTGGCGCACATGATCGACCGGGCCATCGGCCTACGTGCACCGATCGCTGTGTCACGGTGTCGCGATTCGCTGCCCGGCCGGGATGGCGGCATGGAGTGGGGCGATCCGACCTGTGAGGAGATCCCGGCGAAGGCTGGGTTGTGCTCGGCGTGCTACCAGCGTGAGCGGCGCTGGCGCATCGGTGAGGGGCTGGCAGTTCGGGACGTCGTCGATGCTCGATGAAACCTGGCCGCTGACCTGCGTCGATGTTGGACAATGAAACCAGGAACCTGTAGTCTCGGTGTAAATCGCCCGTCGTGTGCAGCAGCACCGGCGGGCGTTGCCGTTGTCGGGGGTGGCGCATGAGCGCACTGCACCAGTCCTCGAGCTACCGCCGCAGGGCCAAGGTCGTCAGGGACGCAGCCAACGCCGACCCATTCACCCGCTGCTGGGTCTGCGATCGCACGAAGGCCGAGCACGGCTCCACCTGGGAAGCAGGCCACGTCATCGACGGCCACCCTGGCAGCGTGCTGCTTGCCGAGTGCAAGCCGTGCAACGCCAGCAAGGGTGCACGGCGAGGCAACCAGATGCGGACGCAAGGGACGACGCGTACGTGGTGAGTGAATGCATGATCATGCGCGCTTTTTCCTGATCATGCACATCCGCCTACACCTCGCCCTAAAACGCGCATGCGTTCGTAACTGACCAGGCGGCTATAAGCCCAGGTCAGGGACCATAAACGAAGTGACCCCGGCACCGCTGTAACGGCCCGGGGTCTGGACGGAACCCCAGGAGGTCCCGACAGTGAATGACTATACGACTTGTCGCGACTGCGGCACCACCTCCGGCATGGACTGGTGGATGGACAAACCAGGGTACTGGAAGGCTGGAGCAAACCGATCGCTGCCGGTTTCCTCGGCGGCAACGCGTTGCCGACCCTGCTACAACGAGTACTACCGGGCTCGACGCTACATCCGTCAAGGGTTGCCTGTGCCGCCAAAGGTGAAGGCCACTGGCAGCATGGCCCGAAGTGTCAAGGCGTCCATACGGCACTTCCAGTGCGACACGTGTGGAGCAGTGGCAACCTCGGCGCACAAGACAGCTCGGTTCTGCTCCGACGCCTGTCGCTACAAAAGTCGCCCGGCGTCAACCAGAGTCATTACCTGCCAGCACTGCGGTGTCGAGTTCTTCGCCCGACGCGGCACACGCACAACCAACAAGTACTGCAGTCGCACATGCCAAGGCCTTGCCGCCACGGCGCGAGTAGAGCCAAAGCCACCACCGACGTTTTCGCCACTCGCCTTCACTCGCTGCAAGCGATGTGACGCCGTGATGGTGAAGTGGAGAAACCGCAAGTACTGCGGCGATGAGTGCAGGCGCCTGAACAACATCGAGCGCGTCATGGAGCTCTACGACGCAGCGGCCAGCACTGGCCGAGTCAAAGAGGCGATGCATTGGCGTCGGACAATGACCGACTACCTTGCCGAACGGGACGGCGTGAAGTGCGGCATCTGCCGAAAGCGTGTGGATGTCACGCTTACCTCTGGCACCCGGGGCGATCCAATGGGTCCGTCAATCGACCACGTCGTGCCCCGTAGTAAGGGTGGCACTAACGACCTTGCCAACCTCCGCCTCACTCACTGGGCCTGCAACAACAAGCGGGGCAACCGTGGCGTGGATGAGCAGCTCTCACTGATCGGGTGACTATGTCCGCAGCTAATGCAGCCAAGACCGGCGACCGTCGGGCGACCCTTGAGGCGATGCGGGACAAGCTCGCCCAAGACTTCGACGACGCGCCACCCGCCGTCGTCGCCCAGATCGCCGGCCGACTCTCGGCCATCCTCGCCGAGCTCGACGAGATGGCAACGCCGGGGAAGGTGTCAACACTCGATGAGCTTGACAAGCGTCGCCAGGATCGGATCGCAGCGCCCACGGTTCCAGAGCCTGCCCGCCGAGCGACACGCCAGCGCCGGGGCTGAGGTCGTTGAGCTCGCCGCGATGGCGGGCCTCATCCTTGACGACTGGCAGGCATGGTTCCTCGGTGAGTCACTGAGCGAGCAGACCGACCACCAGTGGTCAGCCTTCGAGGTCGGCCTCATCGTCAGCCGCCAGTGCGGGAAAGGCAGTGTGCTCGAGGCTCGCCAGCTTGGCGGCCTCACCATCCTTCGGGAGAAGCTGCAAGTCCACACCGCCCACGAGTTCCGCACCTGCTTTGAGCACTTCCTCCGCATGGTGCAACTCGTCGAGTCCTGCCCCGACATTGACCGCCAGGTCGCCCGCATCCGTCGAGGTGACGGCCAGCAGGCGATTGAGATGAAGTCCGGTCAACGGCTCCGGTTTATGGCCCGCTCAGGTGGCTCAGGCCGAGGCATGTCCGGCGACGCCGTCTACCTTGACGAGGCGTTCGCCCTGACGAAGCCGATGATGGGTGCGCTGTTGCCGACGCTGTCGGCTCGGCCAAACCCGCAGATCTGGTACACGTCGTCGGCGCCGATGGCGTCATCGACGGTGCTGCACGACGTGCGCAACCGTGGCATTGAGGGCACCTCGTCTCGGCTGTTCTTCGCTGAGTGGAGCGCCAACAATCAGGCCAGCCCCGACGACGTCGACGCCTGGTACGACGCCGTGCCCGCCTTGGGCATCCGCATCTCAGAGGAGTTCATCCACGCCGAGCGGGAAGCAATGCCCGATGAGGAGTTCCTGCGCGAGCGCCTCGGCATCCCTGACATGCCGGTCACCGACAAGGTCGCACCACCCGCCATCCCTGCCGACGCCTGGCAGGCAACGGCGACCACCATCCCTCACGACGTCGCCCCTGGCGGCTGTGTGTTCGCCTATGACGTCCACGACGGCTGGGCATCCATTGCGATCGCCGCCGGCACCCTGTCGGCGGCCTACGTCGAGGTTGTCGCCCACCAGTCCGGCGACGGATGGCTTCCCCGTCGCCTGGTCGAGCTCGCCGAGCGGTGGAAGCCGATCAGCATCGGCCTCGACGGTGGTAACGGCCCAGCGGTCGCAGTGCTCGGCGTGGCACGCGAGCAGTTCGAGGAGGCTGGGCTCAACCCCGACCTGCTCCGGCCGATCACCTCGGCCGACTACAAGGCGGCGTGTGGGTCATTCCTGCGCTCCGTCGTCGACGGCACCCTCACCCGCCCGGTCGTCGCGCCGGATCAGCTCGAGAACGCCGCTGTGGTCGCCTCTGAGCGCCGCATCGGTGACGCCTTCGTATGGGACCGCAGAACTGCCACCGTGCCACTGGCGCCGCTCGTGGCGGCCACGGTGGCTCGCTCGCTACTCGGCGACAAGCCCCCAAAGCTGACGCATTCGGCGTTGGCGTTCGTGTCGCTCGACGACTACTAGCCCGAGGAGGTCGCGCATGTTCACTGCCATGCAACTCGTCGGCCTGGTCATGGTCGTCGTCGGTGCCTTCATCGGCGCCGGCCTGCCTGGTGCCCTCGTCGGCGCTGGGATTCTGCTCACCTACTTCGGTCTGGCGGGTGAGCGCTGATGTTGTCGTCGATCTTCCGTCGCCCCGAGCAGCGCGCCCAGGCGACCACCTGGGGACTCTGGCCTGGCGAGATGACCCAGGTTGTCGGCGGCGTGTCGGTCACCGAGCAGACGTCGATGCAGTTGCTCACGGTCTACGGGTCGGTACGCCTCATCTCCGATTCCATCGCCACGCTGCCGCTCGACGTGTATCGCCGCACCGGCGACGACGCCAAGGTCGAGGTCGCCAAGCCGAAGTGGTTGCAGCAGCCGACGACGAACCTCGACTTCACCGCATGGGTGTCGCAGGTGTTGTCGTCGCTGCTGCTGCACGGCAACGCCTACGTTGTCGTCCTGCGCAATGAGGTCGGCGCCATTGTCGAACTGATCCCGCTCGACCCGTCAAAGGTTCGGGTGACCCGTGATCGTGGCCGCCTGGCCTACATGGTGAACGGCCAGCGTGTCGATGCCGAGATGCTCCATCTCAAGGGGCTGATGCTGCCGGGTTCCGACGTCGGCCTGTCGCCGGTGGAGTACGCCCGCCAGTCGATCGGGCTTGGCCTGGCCGCCGTCAAGTTCGGCACCGGCTACTTTGAGGGCGAGGGCAACATGCCCGGCGTCATCGAGATGCCTGGCAGTGCCCAGTCCGAGACGCTCAAGGCCATCGCCGACCAGTGGCGCCGCCGTCGCCGTGAGGGCGGCCGCGGCCTGCCCGGCGTGCTGCAAGAGGGCGCCGTGTGGAAGCCGACCGGCGTCACGAACGAGCAGGCGCAGTTTCTCGCCACGCGCAAGTTCACATCGGCCGAGATCGCTGGTCAGATGTTCATGATCGACCCGACCGAGCTGGGCATCGGCATCGAGGGTTCGTCGCTGACTTACGCCAACCTCGAGCAGCGCAACACCCGCTTTGTCCGGGTGACGCTGTTGCCGTGGATCGTGCGCCTAGAGAAGGCGCTGTCGGACCTGCTGGCGCAGCCTCGGTACGTCAAGTTCAACCTCGGCGCCCTGCTCCGTGGTGACCTGCAGACCCGTTACGCCGCCTACGCCGTCGGCATCGGCGCCGGGTTCTTGGAGCCGAACGAGGCGCGCGACTGGGAAGACCTGCCGCCGATGGACGACATGCCCGACGCCCCCGAGGTGGCCCCGATGGAGGAGAACGCTGCGCTGATGATGGCCGAGATGCGAGCAGCGATGGCCGAGCAGTCGACCCGCACGTCCGACACGCACATCCACCTGCCGGATTCGCTACAGGTGGAGATGCGTCAGGAGCCGATCATCATCCCGGCCCCGATCGTCAACATCCCGCCGGCGCAGGTCACGGTCAACGTCGAGCCGACACCGGTGACGGTGAACGTCCCGCCGGCTGAGGTGACGGTCAACGTCCCGACGCAGACCCCGCCGATCGTCTACGTGCAGCCGCAGGATTCCGGCGACGAGTCCATCACGTTCACGCGTGACCCGTCGGGCCGCATCGTCGGCGCCAAGAAGGTGACGAACTGATGGCTGACAACGTTGGATACACCCCAGGGTCAGGCGCAACGGTCGCCGCCGACGAGATCGGCGGCGTGCTGCACCAGCGGGTCAAGATCGGCGTCGGTGACGACGGCACCGCCGTCGACGTGTCGGCGGCCAACCCGTTGCCCGCCACGATCACCACGGGAGAACTCCTTGAGGTGCTCGAGGCGACGCGTATGGCGATTCAGTCGCTCACCCGCTCGGTCGGCCAGGCGATGCCCGACACCGCTGGCCGTCTGCGTGTCAACGTCGAAGCGATCACAACCATCGCAGCGATCACCACGCTGACCACGCTGACGACGCTGACGAACCAGACACAGATCGGCGGCCTTCCAGCCTTCGAGCAGATTCCGGCGCTGATGCGCCTCGGTGCCGACTCCCTCCGACGAAACGTGAGCGTGACCTGATGCCCACCACCAACGGCAACCGCAAGATCCTCGACCTCAAGCGGTGGGAGTTCTGCACGCCTGCCCCGACAGCGACCGTGGCGGGTGCGTTCATCTCGTCGTCCCGCCACTACCGCCAGCAGCAGCTGTACGTCGTGTCGGCAACCGTGCAGTACCTCTACTCGGCGCAAGAAGACGCATGGGTGCAGATCCCGTCCGGCGCTCTCGCTGGCACGTTCGCCGTCGGTGCGTGCGGCACGGCCACCTCGGTCGGCCCGAGCGGCACGGCGACCGCTGGCACGAC